GAACACACTACTGAGTCTAGTCCAACATACAACCGTTGGGCAACTCTCGCAGCAATTAACAAATAAAGACAAACAATTCATAAGGAGAATATAAAATGTCTGTACTAAACACACTCACCGAAGGCATCAGAGCACGCTCTCTTGCTAATGAAGGTGAAGCTCTACTAGAGAAGTGGGAAAAGACTGGTCTTCTAGAAGGTCTCGGCGACACACAGCGTAGCAACATGTCCCGTCTACTAGAAAACCAAGCTGCCCAGCTTCTAAAAGAAACCAGCACAATGGCTGGTGGCGACGTCGAAGGCTTCGCCGCAGTTGCATTCCCAATCGTTCGTCGTGTATTCGGCAATCTTTTGGCTCAGGATCTTGTATCCGTACAACCAATGTCCCTACCAAGTGGTCTAATCTTCTTCCTAGATTTCACCTTCTCTGCTGAAGGTGGAATGGATGCTAATGGTAACCGTCTTGCACAGGCTGCTGGTACTTCCGTTTATGGCGGTGGTGTTGTCGGCGCTCAGCTTACAGGTGGCGTTAACTTAGCTAACAACAATGGTCAGCTTTCTGCTTACACATTGAATAATGGTTATTCTAGCCCAACAGGGACAGTCATCGGCTTCCCATCGTTGCTGTCTCCAGTCGCTTCTGGTACATTCGGCGATGCTGATACCTCTCCAGGTGGTCAATATTATGATGAGCTACAATCTGATCCAGTCTTCGTTTCGGGTACAACTATTTACTCGATCGTAGATCATGCAACCCCCTCAGATCTAAACAAGGATGACCTTGTGGCTGTAACGGTTCTTAGTGGCAGTGGCGCTGGTGGTACAGTTACTAACGGCTTCCAAGTCCGCCGCTTGACCAAGTACACCGACGCTACCAAGACAACCATGAGAATGGTATTCGCTGGTACTTCAGGTACGTCCATAGCCCTAAGTGAATCAATTGGTGGTGCTGATGAGTTGACTTACCCAATCGTTGATAACTTCGTCGATGGCGGAGCACTCGGTTCTATCCAGGGCGCTCCAGTATGGGGTCTTGAGAACAACACAGCTATCCCAGAAATCGACATCAAGGTTGATTCTGTGGCTGTAACTGCTTTGACCAAGAAGCTTAAGGCTAAGTGGTCTCCAGAACTAGCTCAAGATTTGAATGCTTACCACAACCTCGACGCTGAAGTTGAGCTTACAAGCATTCTTTCAGAGCAAATTGCCTTAGAACTTGACCAAGAGATCCTTGAGGACCTCGTTAAGGGTGCATCTGCTGGTACATTGTACTGGTCACGTAACCCAGGCAAGTTCGTGAACCGTGAAACAGGTGCTGTCGTCACAGGTGCTAACTTCCCAGACTTCACAGGTACCGTATCCGAGTGGTATGAGACCCTACTTGAGACAGTCAACGAAGTAAGTGCTCGTATCCATCGCAAGACTTTGCGTGGTGGCGCTAACTTCCTCGTTTGCTCTCCAGAAGTAGCTAACATCCTCGAATTCACCAGTGGCTTCCGTGCTGCTGCTGCTGTAGACGAGGAAAGTGGTTCTTGGGGCGTTAAGCAGGTTGGTTCTATCAGCCGTAAGATGGACATTCATGTCGATCCTTACTTCACACGTAACTTGCTACTAGTCGGTCGCAAGGGCAGCAGCTTCCTCGAAAGCGGATATGTCTATGCTCCTTACGTCCCACTACAAGTCACACCAACAATCTTCGGTACCGAGGACTTCGTACCCCGCAAGGGCGTCATGACTCGTTACGCTAAGAAGATGGTTCGTCCTGACATGTACGGCTTGGTCGTCGTAGCTGACCTAGTGTAATTGAGTAATAAATCTCTTCGGAGATGAATAACTCTTGGAAAACCCCGTCCTAGTGGCGGGGTTTTCTTATTAGGGGACAAAATAGGGAACACCAAAACTACTTATACAATAAGCGAGGATATAAAATGCCCACAAATCTTCAACCAGCTAGCACCGTTAGTGCTGTTGTATTACCATCAACAGGGACAAGTGATGATGTTATAAGTTCATTATCTTATGGGATCTATACTACCGATGCCTTTGTAAGTGGTGCTACTGACCAAGTTGCCTACACTTACAATAAACTCGGCGGGAGAGTATTAGATTTAGAAATAACCCCAGCAATTGTATATAACGCCTATGAGGAGGCTTGTTTAGAATATTCTTACCTAATCAATACACATCAAGCTAAGAACGTCCTATCAGACATGCTCGGGAACACAACTGGATCATTCGATCAAGATGGCGAATTTATTGAGTACTCGGGCTCTGGTGGGATTGATACAAAGCCCAACCTTAAGTTCCCAAGGTTCCAGCTTGGGTATGCTACACATCTTGGTCGAGGTGTAAGTCTCCACGCAGGTGTTGGCGCATCCCAGACTTTTTATTCGGCTTCCTTCGACGCAGTTAATGATCAACAAGATTATGACTTGCAAGATATTATTTATAGTGCCTCTTTAGTAGCTGGTACTCCATTTAGTAACAGTGTTGGGTCTAGTGCAATTACAATCCAACGTGTTTATTATAAAACCCCACAGAGTATGTGGAATTTCTTCGGGGGTTACGCTATCGGCGCTGTAGGTAACTTATCTACCTATGGTATGTATGCTGATGATAGTACGTTTGAATTAGTTCCTGCCTGGCAGAACGTTCTGCAAGCGTATGCTTTCAAGGAAGACCTTCATGTTAGAGCCTCCCATTACTCTTTCAGAATTAATAATAATAAATTAAGAATATTCCCAACTCCAAGTGGGATCTCTCCAACTAAATTCTGGGTAGATTTCAGGGTCTCAGAGGACGCCTTCTACGAAGAGTCTGACCGTAAATACGGGGCTGATGGTGTAAATAACATGAATACACTACCGTTCCCCAATATGCCCTACAAGAATATCAATAGCATAGGCAAGCAGTGGATCCGCCGTTTTGCTTTGTCGCTAGCCAAAGAGACGCTTGGTCAGGTTCGTTCAAAACTGGCATCAATACCAATCCCAGGCAACGAGGTGACCTTGAATGGTCCGGCTTTGGTATCAGAAGCTAAAGAAGAGCAGACTGCTTTGCGGGACGAACTAAAAACTGTTCTTGATGAGATGGCTTACGGAGCCCTAATGGAAGGAGATGCCGCTCTCCAGAACAGTCTTCAGGAAGTCGTTGGGAAGATCCCAATGGGCATCTACGTAGGGTAAATAAATGGCTCAAAATAGATGGACCCAGCCAGCAACCCCACCACCACCACTATTTGTCGGTAGGGCAGAGAGAGACTTTGTAAAGCAGATTAACGACGAGGTTATAGAACACGTCGTTGGGCAGCAGGTTTTATACTTCCCTCTAGATATAAAGACAACTAACTATAACGACCTTTACGGGGAAGCAATAGAAAAAACATTTCTTCCACCAATAAGAGTATATTCATTAATAAACTATGAAGGTTCAGTGCGAACCCAAAATGAGTATGGATACGACAGTGTTTTTAATATTACCGTCAATTTCCATAAACGCCGTTTAGTTGAGGATCAAGACTTGTTTGTACGCCCAGGTGATTTTGTTCAATATGACGCTCAATACTTTGAGATAGTGGATGTCTTCGAAGATTCTAGATATTTGTTCGGTCAGGACGCAGATTTTGCTGATGGTCAAGCTTTGGGTGTTCAGGCTACTTGTCGCCAAGCTCGAAAAGGTCTATTCAACCCAGGTAAAGGAATTTAGGAAAAACGACGATGCCCAAAAGAACAAAGTTAGACCAAGATTTAGAAGCAAAATACGGTTTCCGCCCCTCTACTATAGAAGACATCGATAGAGCACTTTATAACTTTGTAAATGACGATCTAAATGTATTCTGTAGCACAAATGAGGGCTTCCGCAAAGTACCTGTTCTCTTCGCCTCACCAGAGCGTGCTTTTTCTATCAAAGACGACCCTGAATTACGTAAAAACGGCAGAACGCTAGAGTATCCACTCATCTCTATTATCCGTGGTCAAATGATTAACAATCCTGCCAACAAAGGCAAGTACGGTGTCTATATACCACCATATTTTGGCTTCTATAAGCGTGGCGGTGCAATTCCAATCGCCCGTCAAGTCAACCAAGAGAAGTCCAGAGACCGTGCGAATGCGACGGCACAAAGAAAATACAATCAAAGCACATTTCCATTTGAAAATGAGAAGGTAGTGTATGATACTCTGTACGTTCCAATGCCAACATACGTAGAAATAACCTACGAAATAAAGATGGCTACTGAATTCCAACAACAGATGAATGAAATCATTGCATCTATGATGGGAAGATTCTCTACACCTGTAGCATTTAAGATTGAGCACGAGGGCAATGTGTATGAAGCTTTCGGGGATGAAACTTTCTCAAACGAGAGCAATAATTCAGGTTTAGAGACAGATGAAAGAATGTTTAAATCCACAACCACAATCACTGTGTTAGGCTATATCCTAGGAGCAGACAAGAATGAAGATGTTCCTGCTGTTATCCGCCGTGAATCCGCTGCTGAAGTTACAATAGGTAGAGAAAGAACTGTCCTGGGTGACGAGCCTGAGTTCCATGCGGGCAGAAAAGATAAATACAGAAGATAAACTACAAGGAGTTTGGATTACTGCCCTACTATTTATTAT